ACATAGCTTATCTTGTTAATCGTATATGGAAACTCTTTGATTGGAATACAGTCACACAACTATCACCTCATAATCTAGTTACTTCTAGAGAATGGCTCTACATGGGTCAGAAGAAAATGATATCATACAATATATCAGGAGTAGCTATTCTAGATTATCTTGATATGTATAAGAAGTTTACATACAAAACTAGAGAAACATATCGATTAGATCATATCGCGGAAGTAGAACTTGGTAAAAGAAAGATAGACTATTCTGAATTCGGAGCGATGCATCTATTCTATAGAAATGATTATCAGAAATTTTTAGATTATAATATTCGTGATACAGAACTTGTAGAAGAATTAGATAATAAGTTACAACTCATGGAGTTAGTTATCACGATGGCTTATCAGGCTAAGTGTAATTATCAAGATGTATTCGGATCAGTTCGATATTGGGATTTATTAATCTACAACTTCTTAAAGAAACGAGGTATGGTTCCTCCTCCGAAGAAAGGAGCTCAAGACTCACGAATTGTCGGAGCGTATGTAAAAGAACCTCAAGTAGGACAACACAAATGGGTAATGTCTTTTGACTTGAATAGTCTATATCCTCATTTAATCATGCAGTACAATATGAGTCCTGATACAATGATTCCGAAGATATATCCTCAAGAGATCAATGTGAAGAAACTATTAGAAGGTGAGGTTGATACGAGTATGCTCACTACGAGTACTGTGACGCCCAACGGTGCATTGTTCTCGACAAAGAAACAAGGTTTCTTACCTGAACTTCTGGAAGAAATGTATGATCAGAGAGTTTTGTTTAAGAATAAAATGATTGAATCTCAAAAACGATTAGAGACTATTCCGAAAGATGATTTAATCAATAGAAAGAAATGTGAGTATGAGATTGTCAAATATAATAACAATCAAATGGTCAGAAAGATTTCACTCAACTCAGCTTATGGCGCTCTAGGTAATCAATATTTCAGATACTTCAATCAAAGAATAGCTGAAGGTATTACAATGAGTGGTCAGTTAAGTATTAAGTGGGTTGAACGAGCCGTCAATGATTACTTAAATAAATTATTAGAGTCAGACAAAGATTATGTTGTCGCGATCGATACAGATTCAATCTATGTGACATTCGAAGATTTAATTGATAAAGTTGGACCCAAGAATCCTGTAGATTTTCTAGACACTATCGCGAAAGAAAAACTTGAACCTATGATCAATGAATCGTATGAAGAACTAGCTTCTTATATGAACGCTTATCAAAACAAGATGCATATGGGACGAGAAGTCATAGCAGACAAAGGTATCTGGACAGCAAAGAAAAGATACATACTTAATGTTCATGATTCAGAAGGTGTAAGATACAACACACCGAAATTAAAAATGATGGGTATTGAGACTGCTAAGTCTTCAACACCAATGTGGTGTAGAAAGAAACTTGAAGAAGGTATTCGAACATTGATGAATGGAACAGAGAATGATGTATGGGAATTTATAACAAACGCTCGAAATGAATTTAATAAATTACCTATAGAAGATATATCCTTTCCAAGAGGAGTACAAAATGTTAAGAAGTATTTCAACGCGGCCTCTATCTACAATAAAGGTACGCCTATTCATGTAAGAGGTTCGCTTCTTTACAATCACTATTTGTCTAAATACTCTATAGACAAGAAATATCCCATTATACAGAATGGTGAAAAAGTTAAATTTTGTTACATGAAAGTACCTAATATTATGAATGAGAATGTGATATCATTTGTCTCTGCTTTACCTAAAGAGTTCGAGCTCGAAGCTTATATTGATTACGATTTACAGTTTTCAAAATCGTTTGTCGAACCATTAGGCGTAATATTAAACAAGATTGGGTGGACAACGGAACCCGTTAGTACACTTGATGAATTTTTTGGATAAACACCTTGACCTATAAGCGTTTGGTGTTATAATAGATATATGAATGAAATTTCTTACATTTTCTTAACTTTACATTTAGTAAGTTGGGTTTTTCTAATTCTGATTATAGTAGAGATACACTCTATGAAAAAAGAACTTAGAATGTATGTGGACTATGAATCATCTATAAGAAAAAAGAGAAAAGAAATCAGATCAAAAAAATAAACTGGAGATATTATGAGTTATTTGAAAAATTTAATTAAAACAACAGGCAATGAGTTCGCTTCGATAGTCGAAGATGGAGTACAAGCAGCCGATGTTAGTGGATACATTGACACAGGCTCTTATATATTTAATGCTCTATTGTCAGGATCAATATATGATGGATTACCAAACAATAAGATCACAGCATTAGCTGGTGAATCTGCGACAGGTAAAACATTCTTCGCACTAGGAATGTGTAAACAATTCTTAGATGATAACCCCGATTCAGCGGTTATCTACTTCGAATCAGAGAGTGCAATAACAAAAGACATGATTGAGGAAAGAGGAATTGATTCTTCTAGAATCGTGATTGTACCGGTAACAACAGTACAGGAGTTTAGAACTCAATCAATTAAAGTTCTTGATCAATATATCAAAGATAAAACAGATATGAAAATGTTATTTGTTTTAGATTCACTTGGTATGTTATCAACAACTAAAGAGATTGAAGACACAGCATCAGGTGCAGAGACTAGAGATATGACTCGAGCACAGTTAGTAAAAGGTGCGTTCAGAGTTTTGACTCTTAAACTCGGAAGAGCCGGTGTTCCATTAATCGTAACGAATCATACTTATGATGAAATGGGATTGTTTGCTAAGAAAGTTATGGGTGGAGGTAGTGGACTCAAATACGCTGCATCATCAATCATCTTTTTATCTAAGAAAAAAGAGAAAGACGGAAAAGATGTTATTGGAAATATTGTTCATTGTAAGAATGAGAAGTCAAGACTTACGATTGAAAATAAAATGGTAGATGTCGTATTAAGATACGAGTCAGGCTTAGATAGATACTATGGTCTATTAGACTTAGCTATCAAGTATGGTATCTTTAAACAAACATCTACTAGAGTTGAGTTACCTGATGGTACAACACAATTCGGTAAGACAATTAACAATAACCCAACTAAGTATTTCACTCAAGAAGTACTTGATCAAATTAACGAAGTAGCAAAGAAAGAATTTTTATATGGCAACCAGACTAGAACAGACGATTCTCAAGAATCTGATACAGAATGAAGAATTTACTAGGAAAACTCTACCTTACATAAAATCTGAATTTTTTCAGGAAAGGGACGAAGAATTTCTATTTAAACAAATTCGAGAATACTTTTTAAAGTATCAAACATCACCAACACCAGAAGCTCTCATAATAGATATTGATGAGAAAGATGATGTGGATCAACAATTACTATCAGATACGGTAGTATTAATTCAAGAGATCAAACAAGATCAATCAGAAACACCTGATGAGTGGTTGACTGATTCAACAGAGAAGTGGTGTAAAGATAGAGCAGTATACAATGGTGTAATGAGTTCTATAGCAATCATTCAAGATAAAGAAGGTCATACAGGTGAGATTCCTGATATTCTAAGAGAAGCGTTATCTGTTTCTTTTGATAGTAATATCGGTCATGACTTCATTGAAGATTGGGATAAAAGATTTGAGTTCATGCATAGAGAAGAAGAACGAGTACCGTTTGATCTAGAACTCATGAATAAGATAACTAAAGGTGGACTTCCGAACAAGACATTGAATATATGTATGGCTGGTACTGGTGTAGGTAAATCATTGTTTATGTGTCACATGGCATCGTCAGCATTACTTCAAGGTAAAAATGTTCTATACATTACAATGGAAATGGCAGAAGAAAAGATCGCTGAAAGAATTGACGCGAATCTGTTAGACATTGGATTGAATGAATTAGGTGATCTACCGAAGATGATGTATGAGAAAAAGATTACAAGAGTTAGAGAAAAGACTAAAGGTAAATTGATTATCAAAGAATATCCAACAGCGACAGCTCATAGTGGACACATTCGACATTTATTACAAGAACTAGACTTAAAACGAGATTTCAAACCTGAGATGATCTTTATCGATTATCTTAATATCTGTAGTTCATTCAGAATCAGACCTGGTAGTAATGTGAATACATATTCTTATATTAAGAGTATCGCAGAAGAACTAAGAGGACTAGCTGTTGAGTTCAATGTTCCGATCATGTCGGCAACTCAGACTAACAGAACAGGATTTGTATCTACAGATGTAGGATTAGAAGATACCTCAGAATCATTCGGATTACCAGCAACAGCTGACTTTATGTTCGCGTTAATATCTACAGAAGAAATGCAAGAACTTGATCAAGTAATGGTCAAACAGTTAAAGAATCGATACAATGATCCAACATATCATAAGAGATTTGTATTGGGTGTTGATAGATCGAAAATGAGACTATTCGATTGTGAACAATCAGCTCAAGATGAATTAGTTGATATTGGGCCTGTTATGGATAGTACAACAACAGGTAAAAGAATCGCAGCGGAAAAACAAGAACAATTTAAGTATTGAAACCGCGGGTACGAATAGTGTATAATAAGGGTATGATAGAAAATAAAGATAAAAAAGTAAGACAATTATTCATTGATATGGATGGGGTTTTAGCTGATTTTGAGTCAGGACTTTCAGAAGTTCTAGGACACAAAGTTAGACTATCCGATGTCGCTGATGTCTATAATGACAGGAAAAGGGAAGTAACGTCTAAACACTTGTTTAGAAGACTAAAACCTTTACCTGATGCATGGAAATTAGTTGATTGGGCTCTTAACTCTGGTATACATACTGAGATATTAACAGCAGCCGGAACTATTAACAGAACTATTGTCA